GGCGGGTCCGAGCGTATGCGCATCACCAGCGCGGGGCGGGTAGGAATCGGTACGTCGTCTGCCGTAGATCGTCTTCATGTATTCTCGTCTACGTCTCTAGATCATGTTCGCATTGATGGCCCTGTGGTAAACCGAAACCTAAACTTCAGCACCAATGCGTCTAATCGCTGGAATATTTATGCCACGGGTGCAGCGGAAACCGGTTCAAACGCGGGGTCTGACCTTAGCATCGCTCGTTACAGTGACACAGGCCAGTTCATAACTACAGCTATGTCTATAAACCGTTCAAACGGTGATACTTTTATCAATGGCAACGTAGGCATCGGCACGTCGGCTCCGAGTGAAAAGTTGGAAATTGCAAACGGCAGCATTGATCTGTCGCTGGGTTTCAACCTTCAGTGGGATGGAGGGCTTGGCAGCAACAATCCCCTTATTTGGGCAAACGCACTTGGCACCAGCCTTCGTTTTTCTGGTGGGTCTGGCTCTGAATCCATGCGGCTTGATAACAGCGGGAATCTGTTGGTGGGGACGACTGACCGAAATCAAGTAGTCAATAACGGAACTACTGGTATCGTTTTGGGCAACGATGGCTTTATCGGAGCAAGCCGTACATCTGAAGTTCTTGTACTTGACCGCGAGGATAGTGACGGCGACATTGCAGTGTTCCGCAAAGACGGCACCACGGTGGGGAGTATTGGTACTGGGGATGGTTCATCAGTTGCTCTTACTGTTGGCAACACAAACACAGGAATTGGTTTTTACACTAGTGGTATTGCGCCTACTGCTGGAGGAACTAGCGCCTCTGATAACACCAAAGATGTAGGTTCTCTTAGCTTCCGTTGGCAAGATATTTATGCCACCAACGGCACGATCCAGACATCGGACGTAAACGAAAAGCAGCAGATTGCCGAACTAACCACTCAAGAGATGGAAGCGGCCAAGGCTATCAGCAAGCTGTTCAAGACCTTCAAGTGGAATAGCAGCGTGGACGAAAAGGGTGACGACGCCCGTATCCACACTGGTGTGATTGCTCAAGAAGTTGAAGCGGCCATGACTGCTGCTGGTCTTGATGCTGGACGCTATGGCTTCTTCATCAGCAGCGATTGGATTGACGAAGAGACAGGCGAAGAGCGCAATAGAAAAGGTGTCCGATACCCACAGCTTATGGCGTTTGTTGGGGCCGCGACTGAACAACGGTTAGCGTCGATTGAGGCGCGTCTTGATACGCTTGAAGGAGCATAAACATGATTACCTACGACTGGACTATCCCGACTTGTGAACACGAAACCGCCACAGGCGGCATCACTGTTGCCCACTGGCGCGTCACAGCAGTAGACGGAGACTACACAGCGGCTGCATACGGAACCGCTGGCTTCACTCCCGACGCCACTGACCCTGACTTCAAGCCCTACGATCAGGTGACTGAATCTGAGGTTCTAGCTTGGGTTCACACGCAGGTAGATCAGGCTGAAACTGAAGCTAATCTTGCTGCTCAGATCGAAGCCGACAAAGCGCCGGTCACTGCTTCTGGGACGCCTTGGTAAACTGAAAGGAGATCAACATGGCTGAGAAAAAAACACAGACCATCACGATCAACGATATCGAATACACCGAAGACCAACTGACTGACGAGCAGAAGGTGATGATCAATCACATCGGTGATCTGGACCGTAAGATTCGCTCTGCCCAGTTCAATCTAGAACAGTTGAATGTGGGTCGAGAGGCTTTTGTTAATCTACTTACTGGATCTTTGAACTCTGAGGAATCCTAATGGCTACTAGAGACGTATCAGACGTAGTACAGAATGCACTTGATGATGATGTAGTATTCCCATTCTTCGTTATTGAGTTGTTGTTTGACAGTGCGCCTATCCGTCTCTGGACTGGTGTAGGTACTCTAGTCTTTGAAGGAGTCAGCTATCTTGGTACTGGTAGTCTCTTAGATGTTAGTAGCATTGAGGAAACCTCTGAGATAGCCGTGAGAGGCGCTACAATCACTCTGAGTGGTATGAGTTCAGAAGTCATCTCACTGGCCCTCCAGTCGCCTTATCAGGGGCGTGTGTGCAACATATCCTTTGGTCTCTTTACTAAAGGTTTACTCCTTAAGGAAGATGGTGACTTTATTCTCTTGGAGGACGGTTCTAAAATACCTCTTGAGAGCGGTGAAACTGGTCTTACTCAAATCTTCTCTGGCTATATGGATGAGATGAATATTGATGAAGGTCCAGACTTCGGTACTATTGAATTGAAAGTAGAGAACCGTCTGATTGACTTAGAAAGAGCTAGAGTTCGTCGCTATAGCTCTGGCTATCAGAAATCAGCTTTCCCCGGTGATAAGGGTTTTGACTTCGTAGAGGATCTTCAGGACAAAGAGATTGTTTGGGGTCGCAGTGTCAGTTAATTATCAACAAGAATTTCTAGATAACGTCAAGGATGAATCCTTAGCTCTAATCCAAGACCACTTCAATGAGGTCTATCCCGCTAGGGAAGTCTATGATCTTGACATGGATTGGGATACTTACAGACAATTAGAGGACATGGGACTGCTGAAGATCTTTACTGCCCGTGATGATGGAATCTTAGTAGGGTATCTCTGGGTTATAGTAAGCCCTAACATTCACTCTAAGGGGTCTTTTGTAGCTGCTGATGATGGTTTGTTTGTAGCTAAATCCCATCGTAGGGGTTCTGTAGCTATTAAGCTGATTAAGTTTGTTGAACAGTGTTTGAAGGCTGATGGGTTCAAGACGTTCCATATGACTGGCACTGAAGAGAACCCTATTGATAGTCTGATGAAGCGTATGGACTACACCAAGATAGAAACTAAATTCAAGAAGGTACTCTAATGGCTGTCTTTACTGCTGCTGCTGCGATTGGTGCTAGTATCCTTGGAACAACTGTTGCTGCAACTGGATTTACTTTTGCTTTCATTGGACAAGCTGCTCTTGGTTTTGCTGCACAGGCTGCTCTTGGTCTTGCCCTTAATGCCCTTACGCCTAAGCCTAAGCTAGGTAACTTCTCTGGTAATACTGCTCGTCAAGGTTATACAGTCAATCAACGTGGCTCTGCACTAGAGCATCAGATTATCTATGGCACTATGCGTACTGGTGGTGTAGTTGTCTTTGATGGCACCACAGGTACTAACAACAAATTCCTACACAGGGTCATTGCATTCACAGGCCATGAGATAGAATCCTTCGATGAAATCTACATCAATGATGCTAAGGTATCTATCCTAGAAAGTGATGGCAACGTCAAGGAGATTGAGCTTCCTGATGGAACCTTGAGCAACCGCTATGATGGCTTTATCCGTATCAATAAACAGTTTGGTGGTGATGACCAAGAAGCTGACTCTGATCTTGTAGCTGAAGTTCCTGAGTGGACTGCACAACATCGCCTTCGTGGTGTATCTTACCTGTATGCTAGACTCAAGTTTAACTCTGATAAGTTTCCTAATGGCGTACCTCAGATCACAGCTACAATCAAGGGTAAAAAGGTCTTTGATCCTCGCACTAGCACGACAGCTTTCTCAGATAACCCCGCACTCTGCCTGAGAGACTACATCCTTGCTGGCTATGGTCTTGCTGAAGATCTGGACAACATTGATGATAGCCTTGTTATAGCTGCTGCTAACGTCTGTGATGAGACTAATACTATAGCTGGTACTAAGCGATATACCTGCAATGGTGCTTTCACTACTGCTACTACTCCCTATGACCTACTACAAGACATGCTTACCTCTATGGGCGGTCTCCTGTGGTATGCTCAAGGTCAATGGCGTATGAAGCCAGCTTATTATGTAGCCCCCACTGTGTCGTTTGATGAAGATGATCTCCGTAGTAATATAGCTGTCCAGACACGTCATTCTCGTAGGGATAACTTTAATACAGTTCGTGGTACTTTCCGTGGTCCTGAGACTGACTACCAAGTAACAGACTATCCAGAGGTCACTAACGCTGCATTCCTGTCCGCTGATGGGGGTCAAGAGAGTGTAGCTGATATTGAGTTGCCATTTACTGATACCTCTGTGACAGCCCGTAGGATCGCTCTCATAGCCCTTGAGCGTAACCGTCAGCAGCTTACCGTACAAGCATCCTTTGGTCTTAGGGCATTCCAAGTTCAAGTTGGTGATATTATCCAGCTTAGTGTAGAACGCTTTGGTTGGACTAATAAAGAGTTTGAAGTTTCTGCTTGGACCTTCGGCCTTACTGATAGTCAGGATCTACAAGTTCAGATGGTCTTGCGTGAGATCAGTGAGAACGTCTTCGATGAGGTTAGTGATGGGGTTGTGTTCGAGAGAGATAATACCACTCTGTTGTCTCCTTTTGAGGTTCCTGCTATTGGTATCAATGCAACTGCTGTTACTCAAGTTCTGCGTGAGAAACTCACTAACGTCATCAATGTAGTAATTAGTGCTGGTCGTCCTGAAGGTATCGACAGAGTAGAGGTAGAGTTCAAAGAATCTAGTGAGCCAGAGGATCAGTTTTCTACGGTAGGTACTGGTGAGCTAGGGCTGTTTAGGATTGTAGATGTAGAGACTGGAAACTACGACATCAGGGCTAGGGCTGTTAATACGTTCGGTGTTAAAGGTGAGTTTGAGTTCCTCAATGGTGTTTCTGCTGATGGTCTTCTTGGACCTCCTAGTAATGTAGATGGCCTTACGGCTGAAGTCAATGGAGCTACAATCCATCTTGAGTGGAATCCTATCCCTGACTTAGACCTGAGCTATTATCAAGTTAGACACTCTATTGAAGAGACAGGGGCTACCTTTGCCAATGCTACCACTGCTGTGGATAAAGTTCCTCGTCCTGCTTCTGCTGTGTCTCTTCCCACTAGGCCCGGTACATATCACATCAAGGCTGTAGATAAGTCTGGCATTACCTCTCTAGACTTCACCTCTGTAGTTGTTCCAGAAGCTAATCTTCAAGAGTTCGCTAACACATTAACTCAGACAGAAGATCCTACGTTTAGTGGTACTAAGACTGGTTGTTCTGTTGTTAGTGGCGCTCTGGAGATCACAGACCCATCCTCAGCCCCTTCTACAGCTACTTATGACTTTAGTGACTACATAGATACTGGCGCTCCTCGTAGGGTTAGATCTCGTGTAGAAACTAATGTAGTACGCAAGGATGAAACTGCTGGTTTGTTTGATGACTTACCGGGACAGTTTGATGACCTACCGGGGCTATTCGATGACTTTACTGGTGATGCAGATTTTGCTGACACTAACGTACAAGCCTTCATCTCAATAACTCAAGATGATCCCGCTGGGACACCTACCTATACCGACTATCAACTGTTCAGGGCAGGGGAATACTTTGGCAGAGCATTCCGCTTCCGCGTGGTTTTGTCGTCTACATCTGATGACATTACCCCCTCTATCACTGGACTCAAAGCACTCGTGGAGTACGACTAAATGTCACAAAATGATTTCGTAATTGCGAATCAATCAGCGCCAGACTTTAGGGCTGATCTTAATGATGCACTACAGGCACTAGCTAGTCTGTCGTCTGGTTCTACTGCACCATCTACTACCTATGCTAATATGTTGTGGTATGACACTGGTGCTAACATTCTTAAGATGCGCTCTGAGGCTGATGATGTCTGGATCAACATTGGTTATCTAGATCAAACAGCAGACGCTTTCCGTATCTTTGATAACACTCAGGTAGTTAATACCTCTGGTGTTCAAACAGGTCTCATTGGAGATCAAGCTAACAGTGCATGGGAAGCTGGTACTAGCACTACAGAAAGTCTTGTGTCTCCTGCTAAGGTTAAAGCTGCTATTATCGCTAATGGGACGGCAAGCCTTGATAGTTTAGAAGGTATTACTGCTGGTGGTACTTCTAGAATTAACTTTGGCGGTTCTGTTGTTGGAGGGAACGACAGTTTTGAAGTTCAAGCAGGACAGATTCTTCAAGCTGGTTCTGTAAAGTTTTCTGCCGAGCAAAGCACGGGTAATTCTCGAACAACCTGCACTATGAGGTTCAAAAAGAATGGGACAACTTTCGCTACATTTACCACTACTAGCACATCTCCGGTGTTGAGAGAGGCAGACACTTCTGTTGCTTTTGGTGATGCTCTTAGCATTGAGATAGCCAGCAACAATATCGACCTTTGTTTTTTTTCAAACTGGCAGTTGAAAACTTCTGGTAATTACATCTGGCCCACAGGATTCATTAGATCACCAAGGACTGTATTGCTATGACATACAAACTCTCACAACGTAGTATGAATAACCTATCAGGAGTTAACCCTGACCTTGTTGCTGTAGTTAAACGTGCTATTGAGATCACTGAGCAGGACTTCAGTGTTATCGAAGGTATCCGTGGTATTGATCGTCAGCGTAAGCTGGTAGCTCAAGGCAAATCTACAACCATGAACTCACGCCATCTGACAGGCCATGCAGTAGACCTTGTACCTTATCCTGTGTCATGGGACTGGGAATACTTCTACCCTATCGCAGATGCTATGAAAGAAGCTGCTGATGAGCTTGAGGTTGACCTTGAGTGGGGCGGCGACTGGCAGAGCTTCCCCGATGGACCACACTTCCAACTTAGCTGGGATAGCTATCCAAAATGAAGGAAAAGGAATGGCACTTGAGTAAGAGCGTCCCCATTACGTTCATCCTAGCTATCATTGGGCAGACCCTTGCTCTTGTCTGGTTTGTAGCTACACTCCGTAATGATGTGGACTTGAACCAAGCTGAGTTGATTAGACATCAGACTCGTATTGAGAATGTAGAAGGTATCGTCCAGAGTCAGGCTGTGATGCTTGCTCGTATAGATGAGAACCTGAAGGCTATCCGCGATGCAATCGAACGAAACGAAAGACAGCCACACCCCTAAGAAAACATGGGCTAGAGAGACAGCCTTTGCTATGATTATCGGGTGTGCAGTTCTAGCCTATCAAGATAAGACAGAGGAATTAGAAATTGTCGTATGGCCGGTCACGATCTTTAGCCTTGCTGCTTTTGGTTTCCGTCAGCCTACTGTTTCTAGCTGGATGCGGCGCTAGTCCCCTTAAGCTCTTGACTGGTGGTGGTCCTAACGTAGCTGCTAATGTGCAAGCTGGTAAGACTAACAACCAGACAGTAGGGACTACAAGTAACTCTGAGCAGAAGATAGTAAGACCTAAAGCTAGAGATATTCGTCAGAGTAATGATAGCAATAAAGTCCAAGCTGATGAAGTCCAGACTGTTGTAGTCAACGAAGTTCCTGTGTGGGTAGTACTACTGCTCATCCTTGGCTGGTTATTTCCCTCGCCGGGAGAGATCGGCAGAATGATCTTGAGCGTTTTTAAACGAAAATAGGCCAGCCCAACTAAGGACCAGCCTACTATATTTCCACTGTACCCCTGTCGTTAGCTCGGCGGGGGTTTTTCTTTATCTCTCACTTACTATACGGGTCGAGATAGCAGATTCGTGCATAAAAAGTTAACGTCTGATCCTACTATTCATCATTTCACAGCGAGAGTTATCCAAAGCCCAGATCTTGAGGTCTTCACGCTCCTTAACTTCTATTCCCTCGTAGACCATGTAGGTGCAAGGATTAGTATATTCCATCATGCTATTCATAACACTACGATCATAGCCTTGATCTTCTAGATAGTAAGCCAGCCTCAGATACCCTTGACCCATGTAAGCCATTGCATCCTCAAGCACGTCAATGATACGAACACCACCGATGTAGGGACGATGGAGCATCAGCTTACCGTCAATCCGAATGTGGTGAGCGCCCATAGCTGACAATGCACAAGCTGAGGTACAACCTTTACCCTTCGGAATAACTACAGTGACACCTTCGATACGAGAGATACGCTGACCAAGTTGGATACCCATAATCATATCTCCTCCCGGCCCCCACATCTCAATATACTTCACCTCGTTGTCAGTGATGTAGTTAGAGGCTGATACCACCAGAGCCATGTTAGTAGCTCCAGTGAGACGCAGTGTGCTTGTGTCTTCATCATAACTAGCTCCTGCTAATGCTGTAGTGGGCAACAGTGCTAGAGCCAGTACCTTGAGTATTCTAATCATCTCTTATTTCCTTTATGAGCCACCCAAGATACACTTGAGCCTTTTCCAAGTCTTCTAGTCCATTCTTATAGCGCCAACGATGCAGATACTTAGCGATATTCCCACGTAAGTACCCGATATACTCCTCATGCGTTAGAAAGTCTTTGATGTAGTCAATAGCCTCAATATTACCCTGACCATAATGAGACGGACTGTTTACGTTATCTTCCAACTTCCTGTACTCCTCTCGTATGTATTCCCAGTAGTTCATTAGATTCCTTCAGCCGTAAAAACCTTGATCCATTCTCGACATATATCACTACGAACAATGTCGTCAATAGTAAACTCAATGATTGGAATGGGGAGCATGTGCTTCTTAGCATAGTGGGTAATCTTAGACAGTCCATCAGCTTCCTTGAGATCACTCTGTTGGATGTCACCATTGAGGACTAGCTTAGACCCTTCACCGATACGAGTGACCAACATCTTAAGCTCTTGCAACGTGATGTTCTGTGCTTCATCTACAATCACAAAAGAGTTCTCAAAGGATCGACCACGCATAAGAGCCAAGGGAGCTACCTCAATGTTCTGGCTCTTTAGTCCAGTTTCAACGACTCCTTTACTCAGATGTTTCTCAAGGACATCTATGACTGGCAAAGCCCAAGGCGCACACTTCTCTTCTAATGTACCGGGAAGATAGCCA